TGGCAAGTTCCTCCGGTGTTGGACCGAAAACTTTTTCGCCAACAATTTCATCATCAAACAACGCAATCTTGTCATCAGGCCAGTAAGGTTTGCTAGTGTACTTACCATTAGCACCCTGAACGCGATACTTTTCACCATAAGGGCGAATAACCGGCAACCCCTGTGCTTGCATGAAACTGTCAAGGTCAGCCTGACCAACAACACGACCAGAATCTTTACCAAACACAGCAGCAATAATTTTGGGATTGCGCGTTAGTGCTCGATAGATTTTCTTAGAGGTCATGGCCCGCGTTGGATTAATATCTAGCAAGTCGCACCAATCCTCTAAGTCACGTAATGGATCAGAGGCATCATTGTCCCAGCCAGTAGCGGCAGTAATTTTATGAGCTTTTGGTACTTGATAATCGATCACACCACTCTTCTTGTCCTCAGAATTGAGTGTGACAACACCAGTGGATAGCACTTCCATCGCCATACGCTCAACCTGTGCCAAGACGCCTTGATTCAAGACATCAAAGTCGTTATAAACGCTGTTACGCAAATATTCACCTTCTTGAGGTGTGCGCGGATTAAGCAATGCATATAAGTCCTGCTCCTTGATCTGCATTTTCCGCTTGATCAACGCTAAATCCTGAACTGCCTTATTAGCATCACGACTACCGATTTCTGCTTCACTATCAAACCCGGCAACATTAGCTAAAATCGGCACCTTAGTGCTGCGCGTTAAAATATCAAGTGTCAGCGCTTCTACTCGCCGTGTTGGAAATAAACTGTCCCCAAGTAAAGTTGGGTAAGTACGGTTGGCCGAATAGTCGATCAAACCGTGTTGTGTAAATAAATCTGCAATAGTTGTCATTAATTAGTTCCTCCTTTTTTTAAATCATTATTCCGCTGTAGTTGGTGTAGTACCGTCAGACATATCTTCCTCGTCTGACGGAGCTACGCTTTCGGGCCGCTTGCGCCACCTTCAGTAGCGGCTGGTTCATCCCGCCACTTAATTTCTGTCATTGCCGTTTTGGCAGCATCAGTTGGTGCTACCGGCAAACGATGTTGTAATAGATAGCCTTCCACAATAACACCAACTGGCACTGCATTGTCGGTCACATCTACTTCGTCAATCGTGACACCCTTTGCTGTTGCGTCATTGGCCGGATAAACCGTCCCAGCTGGGATGACTTTACGACCACGGTCATCGGTGATTACAGCAGTATTAGTGTTATCAACGTATTCCGTAAATGATTGAAAATGACCACTGGCCAAAAAATTAATTTGATCGATATGTTTACTTTCTACATAAGGCATAGTTCATTCCTCCTTGTTATTTCGTCTTCCATGGATCAACTACAGTTGTATGTTGTTCGTTGCGCGCCTTAGCGGCAGTTTCGCCCGCTGATAAATTCTCGGCACCGGTGCCACCAGCGCCTGGCTTACCGGCAGAACCAGCCAATCGCTGATCGACACCAGACTTCACAGCATCACGAAAGATAGTCGTGATTTTTGTGTAAGCCTGTTCGATATCGTTGTCTTCGGCACCAAGCACATCATCAAAAACACCAATCAAGTTCCCAGGCAATTGATCAGTGGCTAAGCGTTCACTGAGTTTGGCCTTATTAACTAATTTGGTATTTTCCAACTTGGTTTGGGCAAGCTGATCCTGTGCTTGTTTCAAATCATAAGTCTGCTTTTCAGCCGGAGACATATCTTCATAGGCCTTTTGTGTTTGTTTATCCTTTTCCCATGCTGACTTAGCCTCGTTCAACTTATTGCTGATCAATTCATCCAATTCAGCTTGAGACTTAAAACTGACGGCATCTGGGTTAGGTTTATCGGGATCCGCTGGCGGATCAGTAGGATCTGCACCATTTGGATTCTGATTACCAGAATCACCTGCACCGTCTCCTGCATCACCATTACCACCGTCGGCAAATAGTTGTAGATTCAATTTGAGTGGCGCTTGTAACGTAATTAAGTTCTTTTTCATGTTGATCTCCTATTCCGCGGCCTGATAATAGGCACAATAAAAACGCCCTGCAATTAAGCACGACGCTAGTTCAGCATGTCTATTTCTCGATGCCACATTCATATTTGAGTTTAGGTATAATTTAACGACCTCCGCAGGTCAATTAGGGTAAATTAAAAGCACCCAAGTAAATTATGAGTGCCTAGTGCTGAATATGCTCCTGTTTTTCATAAAGCTTGTTAAACTCTTCCTGTGATAGGACCCGTTCGATATCGTCAGAAATGAAATAGATAATCTCCCATGTGCTGGGATCATGTCCAATCGTGCCAGTGTATGACTCCGCAACTGCATCCTCAATAGTAGTTACTCGTCCGTCTTTTAATAAGACGTTGTCGTATTCTTTTGCATGCACTGCCATCTTTATCCCTCCTTCACTTCATTAATGAACATCGTAGTCATACGAGTCTCTTTCTCAGTTACAGCCCAGGCAACTCGAACATTTGCTAAGTGACCGTTTGGACCCTTCACAATAATCTGTTGTTGCCATCCACCTCCGCCATTGTTAGGCAAGGTGCGCGTCAACTTAGCGGGAAAGTGTGGCGCAAGATCAATAACTTGATGCTTCAAGTCCTGCCAATTGCTTGCACTATATCCGAGAACACTCTCAAAGTTTTGGCCCTTGGCTAGGCCGCTCTGATGGTTACCACCAAAAAGATACCCAGCGAACTTTGCATCAGCAGCAGTGGCCTTATCCGCGCTCGGTAACGCCAACTCTGGGTTACGTTGCAATCGCATGCGCCGCTCATAATCAAGTTGAAGCATGTGCCAATCTCTATCATCATTATACTTCATCATCTGGAAGTCGTCGAAGGTTTCGGGCATATCATCAGGCATTAAATCATTGTATCGATCAAACAATTCTGCATCACTACTATAATTGGTAGCTTTCATCTGCTCAATTTCAATTGCCTCTTTACCATACTTATCAATTAAGGCCTGCTCCCACTCATGCCAAGTCGTGCCGGCCGGCAGCTCAATGGAATGCCCTAATGGATTATTAACTTGATGTTTGCCAACAAACGTTTCGTCCCCGAAGTAAGCTGCAGCGACAGTACGGCAAAACGAATGAAATGGCGGATAATTCCCACTAGGTCCATTGCAGTGCGCATCAGCAACATTGAATACCTTGCCATCTTTCTCACGACAGATTGTAGACGTACGAAAATCAAGCACAGCAATTAATACATATTGCTTGACACCATGTGCTCGCCAGCCCTTAAGTTTGGCCTGACCGGCAACAAAGTTAGCTTCAGTTCTAATTAATCGACGCGCTTCATAGGCGCCTACTTGAAATTCTTTTTGCAGTGCGGCCATCATGTCACGCTCTGACATTCCTGAAAGTTGTTGTGCCGTAAATAACTCTTGCAGGCGCTTAGCCAACTTATTGGTGTTACCCCAAATGCGACTAGAGTAGTTACCACCGACCCAGTTAATATCAAGTATCGCTTTGGTCTGTTGCGTTGACATGTGCTTAAAGACTTTGACCGGTTTTTCCGGCTGCAAAGTAATTGATTTGACTACCTCACCAGTATCAGGGTTCTGAAACTCCATCACATTCGGCAACTTACGCGCACCTGGTACTGCACTGGGCGAATTCAATTTAACATCATAATCAGTTTTACTTAGAACTGCTTCAGCGGCCGCCTGCTTGTAGGCAGTCTGTGCCACCTTAGTCAAGAAGTCAGTCTCTTGCCGCAACTGCACATCTGCTAGTTGCTTAGTTGCAACATACGCTTTAGCGCGTAGCATCTCTAATTGTGTGATACGGGACTTTGCCGCCAAAGCGCTAAGATAGGCTTGCAGCTGTTTACGAACCTGTCTATCTTCAACTGTTTTAAGCAGGATGATCAAATCGTTTATATCCGAATTACTAGCTTTAGTGTTCAAAATATCGGTTAACATTGCTTCAGACACGCCGTCACGATTCGCATAACGGTCAAATATTTTCTTTGCTTCGGTCTTAAGATATTCTTGAGCCTGAATGTACGCCATAAGAATATCGTGTTCTGGACGTTTAATTCCTTTATGAAGTGTAGCATCTTGCTCAACAGCGCGACGTTCCCAGTAACCGAACGTTGCCGAGTTATCTTTAGAATTATCGGACATAGGCTACATCTCAATCTGTAAGTATTCTGGGTATTGACTAGCAATACTTTGCAGACCATGTTTTAATGCCTGAGTCAATGCCTGATTGGCTAATGTCGGGGCTATATCAGCTACAGTGAGAATATTATCATCTGTAATCTGCGGTGTTCCCTGTAGCTCATTTGTGATTGTAATAGCTAACGCTGATACTGCCGCACAAACTATATCCATACCCTTCGGCAAATAATGAGCATGACCACTAATTTGATAGCTCATCAGATTCCGATTTTCGTCCAACTTTAGTCGAGCCTTGATCATTTTCATCACCTCCGCCCTCATCATAGCTTGAAGTATTTGGACCGCCAGCCGCAGCAATTTGCGCCGCCTGTCGTTCCATGTTGGCTTGCTTTTCCGCGTTAAGCATCGCTACTAACTCATCTGGATTATCAGACCCAGGTAACCAACCTAATGCGATCTGCTGCGGAATAACGCCCTGCGCATTCTTGATATTATTGACAATATCAGTCATATTAACGGGGATGTTAGGCACAATCGTAATTTCAGTACCACTGGCATCCACTGCTTGACCCTTTATGTTGACCATATTAGTCAATAATTTAAGCCGCCGCTGAATGCCGCGAGCTAGATAACGCTCTTCCGATCTGTAGCGTGCTTGGTCTCGGAGCAGGCAGGCCTCAGCCTCTTGCCT